AAGACATTTACAGCTTTAGCTATCGCAAATAAGCTAAAACAGAAAACACTTATAGTTACTCATACTGTAGCGCTACGGTCGCAGTGGGAAAAAGAGTGTAAGAAAGTCTTCGGGGTCTCGGCGGGTGTGATAGGTTCGGGTAGATTTGAAATCGATGAGGATATTGTCATTGGCAACGTGCAAACTTTGTACCGAAATCAAGAGAAAATTGCAAAAGAGTTCGGTACTATTATATTGGATGAAATGCACCATGTAAGCAGTCCAACTTTTACACGCATTATCGACTCAAACAGGGCTCGTCATAAAATCGGTCTGACAGGGACAATGCAACGTAAGGATGGAAGACATGTTGTATTTCGAGACTACTTTTCAAATACAGTATATAAACCACCTAAAGAAAACTATTTGACACCACGCGTTGAAGTAGTACAAAGTGGTATTCGTTTCATGGATGGAGCGAACATTGCGTGGGCAACTCGAATCAACGAATTAGCGTATGATTGGGAGTACCAAAACATATGTGCAGTACTAGCTGCAGGTTATGCTGCTAAAGGACATAAAGTTCTAGTAGTAAGTGACAGAGTTGACTTTCTTAAAAGAAGTTCAGCACTAGTAGGAGATAACGCAATATGCGTTACAGGAGACGTTCCTCACGAAGAGAGAGGAGACATGATAAAAGAAATATTCACTACAAAAGATATACTCTTTGGAACACAAAGTATATTTTCAGAAGGTATTTCAGTAGATTGTCTTAGCTGTCTAATATTAGGAACACCTATTAACAACGAGCCTCTACTAACACAATTAATTGGTAGAGTAATAAGACTATACGAAGGCAAACCTCAACCTGTAATCGTAGATATCCACTTAGAAGGTCGCACAGCTAGAAAACAGGCAGGTGCGAGAATGGGTTACTACATGAAACAAGGGTACGAAGTTGCCTACTTATAGGACTGAAAAATGTTTCTTGACATGAGGTTAAATTTTTGATATAATGTTATTCTATAATTGGAAAAAGATAAAAAAAGAAAGCAATGGAAGCGTCAATGATATTTTGACAATCCTGCACATCTTGACATACAAACTACCTCCAGTTAATAGACACGATAGAATATTCAAGTTCTGGCAGAAGAGTTTTCACGGACATAGTTTCCTTGTTAACCCTGAGTCATTGTTTATTCAAAGAAGGAGATACTCGGATAGCGAGATTGCTCAGTACGCAGGTATCGCGTCACTACGCAACTATTTTGAGTATCAAAAAACCAAAGATACCACTCTAGACCTTCTGTACTTTACAGGTGAGAAGGACATAATAGAAAGCAATAGATTACTTTGGATTGAAGGGGATAGAATTCACTTTAAATTTGAAGAAATCACTAAAGGAGAAATGAAATGGCAATAAGTTTTAATCAAGCCAAGGGCGAAGCCCAAAAGAACAAAATCGATAGCTACCAATATGTAGAAGGCGATAATAAAATAAGAATGGTCGGTGACATGTTACCAAGATATGTATACTGGCTAAAAGGTGAAAACGGTAAGAATTTACCTTTCGAGTGTTTGTCATTCGACAGAAACACCGAAGCATTTACTAATGTTGAAAAAGACTGGGTAAGAGAATACCACCCTGAACTTAAGTGTGGTTGGTCTTATGCAATACAGTGTATTCACGATGGTAAAGTCAAAGTCTTAAATCTTAAGAAAAAACTACTAGAACAAGTAATGGTAGCCGCGGAAGACCTCGGAGACCCAACTGACCCTGAAACTGGGTGGGATGTATGCTTCAAAAGAGTTAAAACAGGACCGATGGCTTACAATGTTGAGTATCAATTACAAGCATTAAAATGCAAACCAAGAGCTTTAACTGAAGATGAGCAATCTCTAGTTTCAGATCTTAAATCTATGGACGAAATCTTAACAAGACCAACTCCAGATGCTCAGAAAGAGCTTCTTGATAGGTTAAGAGAAGGTGCAGATAATTCAACTCCTGATGAATCAATCAGTGACGAATTTGACATCAAGTAAGGAGAATCATGATTACAGTAGGAGACAAGTTCCCTGCCTTTACTTTGCAGGGTGTTGACAAAGACAATAACTTTGTTCAAGTATCAGTTACAGAACAGTACGAGCCTTTGAAAAAGGAGTATACAGTTGTATATTTTTATCCAAAGGACTTTACTTTCATATGCCCAACAGAAATAGCGGGAATGGATATGCTAGTAGAAGACGCTAATGTAATAGGTATTAGTGGAGACAATGAATTTTGTAAGTTAGCTTGGAAACAAGATAACAAAATCATTGGCAACATACAACATTCCTTAGCAGCAGACTGCGGCTTAGGACTTTCACACGAACTAGGAATAGTTAACGAAGAGGAAGGAGTATGTTATAGAGCTACCTACATCATTGATAGAAATGATATAGTTCAACATGTAAGTGTTAACGCACTTGACACTGGTAGAAACGCTAGTGAGGTTCTTAGAACTTTACAAGCAATAAAAGCTGGTGGTTTAACAGGGTGTGAATGGACACCTGGGGACGACTTTGTAGGATGATTCTATTTACCGCAGACTGGCATATTAAGCTAGGACAGAAGAATGTACCAGTAGCATGGGCTTGCTCTCGCTACAAGATGTTCTTTGAACAAATTCAAGAAATTGAAAAATGCAATAAAATTGACTTACATATCATTGGCGGGGACTTGTTTGACCGAGTCCCCTCAATGGATGAGCTGAGTCTTTATTTTGATTTTGTAAAAGGAGTTACAAAACGAACAATTATCTATGACGGAAATCATGAAGCTACTCGTAAAAATAAAACTTTTTTTACAAACTTAAAGAAAGCAACTACAAGTATTAATCCTCTTGTAGAAGTTATAGATGAAACTTACTATGAAGAGGATTGGGCAATACTACCCTATGCCGACCTACATAGAAAAAAGAGTATCGAAAGTATAGATACTGAAGTACTATTTACCCATGTTCGTGGAGAGATACCTCCCCATGTACAGCCGGAAGTAGACTTAGAAAGATTTGATAAGTATAAGTATGTATTCTCAGGTGATTTACATTCGCATGAAAATACTCAAAGAAATATCATATATCCTGGTAGCCCAATGACTACTTCATTTCACAGAAATATAGTCAAGACAGGTTATCTATTAATTGATGACACATGGGAATGGACATGGCATCAATTTGACCTTCCTCAGCTACTAAGGAAAACAGTAGTGAGTGAAGATGAAATGGTACAAACAGACTTTCACCATACTATCTATGAGATAGAAGGTGATGTATCAGACTTAAGTAATATCAAAAACAGTGAGTTACTTGATAAGAAAGTTATAAAAAGAAAAACAGAAGCAACACTAGTATTAGATAAAGAGATGTCAATGGAAGAAGAGCTTAATGAGTATTTAAGTTATATACTAGAGTTAAATGAGGACAAAGTTAAAAATATTTTAGGAGTGTTTAGTGATTACGCTAAAGAAGTTGCAGTGGAGTAATTGTTTCAGTTATGGGGCAGACAATGAGTTAGATTTAACCGAAAGTATAGTAACACAATTAGTTGGTACTAACGGTACAGGTAAATCCTCTATACCTCTCATATTAGAGGAAGTTCTTTTCAATAAAAACTCGAAAGGAATTAAAAAAGCAGACATACCAAATCGTGAAGTCAATAATGGCTATGATATATCTTTGTCTTTTGATGTAGTAGATGATGAGTATGAAATTGATGTAGTTCGTAGAGGTAATATAAAAGTAAAACTCTATAAGAATGGAGAAGACATATCAAGCCATACAGCTACTAATACATATAAAACTGTGGAAGAAGTTATTGGAATAGACCACAAAACTTTTAGTCAGATTGTATATCAAAATACTAATGCATCTTTACAGTTTCTTACTGCTACTGATACAAATAGAAAAAGATTCTTAATAGATTTATTGCAGTTAGATAACTATGTAAAATATTTTGAAGTATTTAAAGACTTAGCAAGAAGTGCTGGAGCAGAAGCTAACCTAGTGCAAGGTAAAATTGACACAATAAATAAATGGTTGTTAGATAATAAAATGGAAGATACATCACTATTATCGAAAATCGATTTACCATTTGTCTCGGAAGAAGATGAAAAAACTTTACGTTCTATTATGATAGAATATGAAAATATCTCTGAAACTAATAAAAAAATTAACAAAAATAATTTTATAAGAGAACAATTAAATGAAATCGACCTTGCCTCTTACAAAGAACAATTACAAGAGTATTCTGAAGATATTGATGTAATTCCTCTTAGTAGAGAAATAACATTGTCTAAATACAAAATGAATGAACATTCAGAATCTTTGAAGGAATACAAGACTATGAAAGGTGAGTGTCCTACATGCCATCAAGACATAGATGAAGACTTTGTACAGAAGCAAATAGAGCATCACTCTGCAGAAGCTACACAACATACTATTAAAGTAGAAAAACTTACACAAGAAAAGAAAGAAGCTACACGAGTAAATACAATTAGAATAGTAGCTAGAAGAAAGATAGAGGAATGGGAAGACTTATTTAGAGATATAGATAGAACATTGCCAAGCACAGTATTGGATGAGTTAAGCTTAGAGTCAAAAATTGAAAAGTTACAAAGTAAAATTAAAGAAAGTCGTTCTGCTTGGGAAGATGTAGCTGCTGAGAATGAAAGGATAGAGAGACATAATACTCGTATATCAATTATAGAAGAACAACAACAAGATTTTGAAGACCAACTCTCTGCTTTAGTAGAAGAAATTACTACTATAGAAGAAAGACTTGGACATATAGAAATATTGAAAAAAGCATTTAGCACGAATGGACTACTTGCTTATAAGATAGAAAATTTAGTAAAAGACTTGGAAGAACTTACAAATGAATATTTAGCAGAACTATCAGACGGTAGATTCAGTTTAGAGTTTGTAGTACTCAATGATAAACTAAATGTAGAAATAGATGACAATGGAAAGCCAGTAGATATCTTAGCTCTTAGTGCAGGAGAACTTGCAAGAGTTAACACTTCTACTCTACTAGCAATTAGAAAACTGATGAGTAGTATTTCCAAGTCAAGAATAAACGTACTATTCTTAGATGAAGTAACAAATGTGTTAGATGAACTAGGAAAAGAAAAATTAGTAGAACTTTTACTAAGAGAGGAAAATTTGAATACTTATATAGTATCACATGGTTGGACACATCCACTGTTGTCCAAGATAGAAGTAATAAAAGAAGATAAGGTTAGTCATTTAGATGGTTAATCCGAGACAAAAAGGTAATCGAGGAGAGCAACAAGTAATTTCTATTCTCGATAGAGTAACCCAAGAAAAATGGGAACAAACTCCTGGGTCTGGTAGTGGAAAGATTAAAGGAGATTTGAGAGTACATGGAAAACATAATATTTTCTGTGTAGAGGTAAAGTTCTACAAAAATGTAGGGTTTGATGCTAAGATATTCACGCAAAAGAGTAATAACTTCTTTAAGTGGTGGAGTAAGATTTGTAAACAAGCTCAACAGATGAAACAAGAACCGCTTCTCGTCTTTCGCGAGAATCATGGTAAGTTCTTTGTAGCAACTGTAAGACAACCTAAAAATACATTAAGATATATGCATATTGCCTGGCTAGGTGCATACGTTCTTATAT